TTGACTGCAATCGGAACTGCGAATCAAGTTCTTGCAGTAAATGCAGGAGCAACTGCTTTAGAATTTCAAACTCCAACTACTGGAGACATCACTGGTGTCACAGCAGGTTCAGGTTTAACAGGTGGTGGATCTTCTGGTGATGTTACATTAAATGTTGGCGCTGGAAACTTAATAGATGTTCAAGCAGATCAAATAGATGTTGATCTTTCAGAATTAACTACATCTACATCAGACGCTGATGGAGATTTTTTTGTTGTAGTTGATAGTGCTAATGCACAGAAAAAATTAACTAAAGCAAATATTAATAACTCAGGTTTCAATAATGATGCTGGATATACAACAAATGTTGGAGATATAACTGGAGTTACAGCAGGCACAAACTTAACAGGTGGTGGAACTTCTGGAACAGTTACAATTAATATGGACACAGGTGGTATTGGTGCTGGTACTTATGGAAATACAGCTAACGCAACTAAAATTGATACGATTACTGTTGATGCTTATGGTAGAATTACTGCTGTTGCAACTGGAGCAACTGGTGATGTCGATGGCGTTACTGCAGGTAACGGTCTTACAGGTGGTGGAGTTTCAGGTACTGTTACTTTAAATGTTGGAGCAGGTACAGGTATTGATGTAGCAGCTGACACAATTGCTGTTGATGTATCAGACTTCATGTCTAATGGTTCTAACAACAGAGTTATAACTGCAACCGGTACAGATGCTATGAACGCAGAAGCAAACATGACATTTGATGGATCTACTTTAGCAGTAACTGGTGCTATAACAGCAACAGGAGATGTAACAGCATTTTCTACTTCTGATAAAAATTTAAAACAAAATATTGTAAACATCGATAGTGCTCTGGATAAAGTTTCTAAAATAAATGGTGTGTACTATGATTGGACTGAAGAAGCTTTAGAAAAAAATAAACATTTAAAAGATGAAAAAGAAGTCGGAGTAATTGCACAAGATGTTGAAAAAGTTTTACCTGAAATTGTTGCAACAAGAGACGATGGAACTAAAGCGGTTAAATATGAAAGACTATGTGCTTTATTAATCGAATCCGTCAAAGAACTTAAACAAGAAATAGAATTACTTAAAAACCCAGGAGCCTAACAAATGGCTTTTGGAATTACAGCATTTGCAGAAGCACCTTTTGCAGCAACAGGAGCTGCAAACATTACTATTGAAGTAACAGGTGTTCAACTATCTTCACAAATAAATTCTGTATCCATTGTTGGTACAGGTAATGTAGATGTCACAGGAAATTTAATTACTTCAACTTTAAATGGTGAAGGTATTAGTATTTTCACAGGTCAAAAAATACTTGTTGATGGTATAGCTGGTGCATTTAATATTGGATCTGTTACTACAACTGGGACTGCAAATGAAACATTAACTGGACAACAATTAGCATCCTCTATTGGAACTGCAGTCGTAGATCTAAATACAGAAGTTGATGTTACAGGATCACAGTTGACTATGGCTATAGGAGAAGAAACTCCTGAAGGTAATGCTATTGCGACAGTTACAGGATCACAATTAAATGGTTCATTAGGTACTTTCTCTATAAGTGGTGATGGTAATGTAAGTGTAGTTGTCACCGAGCATGACATGGTAATGACTGTAGGTCAAGCTTCTGGAATTGCAGATTTTACTTTTGAAGCTACAGGTCAATTAATGAGTATGAGCGTAGGACAAGTTATTGCTTCTGATGCAAGTGCTGAAATTACAGGTATTCAAATGACAGCTTCAGTAGGAACTGTTAGAAATATTATATGGACTGAAGTAGAAATTGGAGCGGAGGCAACTTGGATTGAAGTTGACACAGCGGCTTAAAAAAATTATTATGGTAAAAGGAGAATAAATGGCAGTACCCAGTACAAATACAAGTATGGATGATATCCAAAATGAATTTGGAGGATCTAATCCTATTTCTTTATCAGAATATTATTCTGGGGGACCTTTAGTACCTGCAGGTGCTCCTGCACCTAATGGTCCGATACCTGGATCAGGTCAAATATCTATCGGTCAATTTAGAGCAGCAGAAAATATAACTTTCTTGTCAGCTACAGGCGGAACAGTAAACACTACTGGCGATTACAAAATTCATACATTTACAGGTCCTGGAACTTTTAGTGTAAGTTCAGTTGGTAATCAAGCCAATGGTGACCAAGTAGAATATCTAGTTGTTGCTGGAGGAGGTGGTGGAGGTTCTGATGAAGCCAATGGAGGCGGAGGAGCTGGAGGATATAGAGAATCTTCTGGTGCAAATGCAGGCGCTTATTCAAGATCCCCTTTAGGAAGCGGAGTTCCATCTTTGACAGTAAGCGCAGGAAGCTATCCTATTTCTGTGGGTAGTGGAGGAGGCGGAGGACAAGTTAGACCTTCTCCTGGAGGAACCAAAGGTTCAAATTCAAGTTTTTCAAATATAACCTCTACTGGAGGAGGCCAAGGAGGTAACTCTAACACACCAAATCCTGGAACAGTAGGGCAGCCAGGAGGATGTGGTGGAGGTAGCGGAAGAAATACAAATGCAGGAGGAGGATCTGGAAATAGTCCACCAGTATCTCCACCACAAGGACAACCAGGTGGTGATCCGCAACATTTTGGAACAGGAAGTCACAGAGCTGGAGGTGGCGGAGGATCCACACAAGCAGGACAACCTGGTAATCCATCCCCTGGTGAAGGTGGAAATGGAGCAACTAGTTCTATTAATGCTTCTTCTACCACAAGAGGTGGAGGAGGAGGTGGAGGACAAGAAGGTCACCCTAATGCACCTGGTGGAGCAGGCGGAGGAGGACCGTCTGGACCAGGATCCAGTAGTACACCCGGTACTGCTCAAACAGGAGGTGGAGGTGGAGGCTCTAATTGGACCAATACTTTTGGATCGGGAGGAAACGGTGGTAGTGGAATCGTAATTATAAGGTATAAATATCAATAAAATTAATATGGCACACTTTGCAAAAATATCAGAAGAAAATATAGTTTTACAAGTTTTAACACTTGATGATAAAGATTGTGTTAATTCTGAAGGAATTGAAACTGAATCAGTTGGACAACAATACTTAGAAACGCATAACAATTGGCCTGCTCATCTTTGGATTAAAACTTCATATAACACATTTAAAAATACTCATTCATTAGGAGGGACTCCATTTAGAGGAAACTATGCCTGTATAGGATTTACTTGGGATAGTGAAAATCAAATTTTTTGGTATGAAAAACCATTTACATCTTGGGTAAAAAATATTACAACAGCTAGTTGGGAACCATCAATTGGTGCTGCTCCTGAATTAACAACAGAACAGCAATCTCAAAATAACGCTAAAACTAATCAATGGTTTTATGATTGGAATGAAGATAATCAAACTTGGGATTTAGTAGACAAGTTTGTAGTTTTATAAAAAAGTGAAAGAAATAAATTACAGATTTTTTCATTGGGGACCGTTTTTATATCAAACAGATATAAATAAAAAAGAAATAAATGAAATAAAAAATTTGTGTAGCAAAAAAAATAAAGATTACAGGGAAAATTTAGCAGGTATAATAAAGCATGAATATCAAATAGATCATGAAAAAATGTCTCCTATTATAGCCCCCTATATAAAAAGTTATTTAAAAGGTTTTGAAAATTACACTGGTAAATGTTTAGGAAGTGATTTTGAACTTGTTAATTCTTGGGTTAATTATATGACAAAATTTGAATCTAACCCTATGCATACACATGGAAGTGATTTATCTTTTGTAGTATTTACAAAAATACCAAAAGAATTAATTGAAGAATATAATAAACATTCTGGAAATACAAAACCTGGATACTTAAATTTTACCTATACTTTAAATAATAGAAAAGAACTTCTTGATCTTCATTCTTTTTTTCCAAAAGTTGGACAATTATTTATTTTTCCAGCTTGCTTACACCACGATGTAACTGGTTTTACATGTGATGGAGAAAGAGTATCAGTATCAGGTAATATAAAAATTACAAATTAAGTTTTTATGAAAATAGTAATTTTAGGTAGAGGTAATGCAGGATGTATTTCAGCTATGCATTTTGCTTATTTTAGAAAATTTTTAAATACTAAAGTTGAAATTGAGTTAATTTTTGATTCTAAAATAAAACCAGTTCCTACTGGACAAGGAACAACTTTAACTTTTCCTAAATGGTTGTTTCTTAATTTTGGATCAAATTACTTACATAATTTTCCTACCACACAAAAAACAGGTATAATGTATGAAAATTGGAATAAAAAAAATAGAAAAATTTTTCACCCGTTTCCAATTGGAGAATATGCATTACATTTCAACCCAGAAGACTTTCAAAATTTTGTTTGTAAAAATTTAAAAATTAATTTTAAAGAAAAAGATGAAAATATTAAAAATTATAACACTATAGATTCTGATTACATTATAGATTGTAGAGGTACACCAAAATCATTTAATGGTTATACTAACCTAGTTAACCCTTTAAATTGTGCTTTACTGGCTAATTTACCAAAAAAAGAAAAAGATGTTCTTTGGACAAAAACCACAGCAACTCCTGATGGTTGGTGTTTTTATATACCTTTACCAAACACAACTTCTTTAGGGTATTTATTTAATGATAAAATTACATCTGTTAATAAAGCAAAGGAAAACTTTAAAAAATTATTTGGTGTTGATAAAGTTAATAAAGTTTTTCCTTTTAAACAATATATAGCCAACAAACCAATTATTGAAAAAAGAGTTTTACTTAATGGAAATAAATTATTTTTTTTAGAACCCTTAGAAGCTACAGCTATGGGAACTTACATCAAAGCTAACCAATCTTATTATGATTATATTTTTAATAATGTAGATGAAGCTGTTACGGAAAACATAATTCATAGTTATGTAAAACAAATTGAAGAGTTTATTTTATTTCATTATGCAAACGGATCTATCTATAATTCTAAATTTTGGAAAAATGCAAAAAAGTTATGGAAACAAACTGATACAAATTTGTTAGATATGCATTTAGATTATATAAAAAATATGTCTAACTTAGATTTACAAAAATCTTTAAATGGGCAACAAGAGTGGGCACAATGGCCTCAATTTTCAATAAAACAATGGTATGATTATGCCTTCATTGACAAATAAAATTTAAAATATAATATTTTACATTATGGAAAAAATTGTACTTTCAGAACAACTTTTATTTTTTGGTAATATAAAAATGCCTAAAGGTTTTGAAATAAATAAAGATGAATTATCAAAAAATATTTTAGAGTCAAAAATTCAAAATAAAGAATTTTTTTGTAAGTCTTTTGATAAATTAAATACTTATATTAAAGAATTTATTAATCTTGAATTTGATATTAGTATTGTAAATAAAAAAAATTGGGGTAATGCCTACAAACCCAAAACATTAACACCACCTTTAATAGAAGTAGATCCTGTTGATTTAAAAAATTCTCCAGATTTTACAATGCTGTATGGAGTAAATGTAGAAAAATGTTTTGTAAAAATATTTTATGATGACAATAGAAGAAAAGGAAGATCGTGGGATATTGAATTAACTAATAACAAATTTATTATGTTTCCTTCAACTAATATTTATATTATTTCAAATGAACAACAGGATCATTTAAATTTTGTTCAAACTATAACTTATGAATTTAACTAACTATTATTGGTATTTTAAAGAAGCTATCCCCCCTAAAATATGTGACGATATAATAAAGTATGGGTTGTCAAAAACTGAAACTATAGGAACCACTGGCGGATATGACAAAAAAAATTTAACTATTGATGATATTAAAGATTTAAAAAAAAAGAGAAACTCAGATTTAGTTTGGCTTGATGAAGCATGGATCTATAAAGAACTTCATCCTTATATTCACGAAGCAAATAAAAGAGCTGGTTGGAATTTTGAATGGAATAGCTCTGAGTCCATTCAATTTACTAAATATAAAATAAATCAATATTATGATTGGCATTGTGATAGTTGGGATGCTCCTTACAAAAAAGATGACCCTAATCATCCAGATAATGGAAAAATTAGAAAACTTTCAATGACTTGTCAGTTAACTGATGGATCGGAGTATGAAGGAGGGCAATTAGAATTTGATTTTAGAAATTATGATCCACCTGTACGCAATGAATTTACTCATATCATTCAAGCAAAAGAAATTTTACCAAAAGGATCAATTATTGTCTTTCCTTCTTTTGTTTGGCATAGAGTAAGACCTGTAACAAATGGTGCAAGATACTCTCTTGTTATGTGGAATTTAGGTTATCCTTTTAGATAAAATGGAAATTAAAGTTATTGAAAATTTTTTAGAAAATAATTTGTTTAATGAGGTAAAAAGTAATTTTTTAACTTTACCTTGGTACTATTCTAACACAACTGCCGATAAAACAGATAATAGTAATTTTATGTTTACACATATGTTATTTAATAAAAAGAAAGTTTTAAGTGATGAGTATTTTAATTCTATCTTAATCCCTATAATTGGAAAATTAAATTTTAAATATTTACTGAGAAGTAAATTAAATTTATATACAAAAAGATCAAAGCATATAAAGTCAGCTTATCATATTGATTTTGATGAAAAACACACTGTATGCTTGTTTTCATTCAATACAAATAATGGTTACACAGAATTTAAAAAAGGAGCAAAAATAAAATCAAAAGAAAATACCATGATAATTTTTGATGGAAACTTGGAACACCGTTCAGTTAATCAGACTGATGAAAACACAAGAATAAATTTAAATATTGATGTCGTTTAAAAAAAATAAATATACTGTAATTGAAGAAGCAATTTCAAAAGACCTAGCAATTTTTTTAGCAAATTATTTTAATATGCAAAAACAAGTTTATGATACTTGTATAAAAGAAAGATACATCTCTCCTTTTGAAACTTTACTTGGACATTATGAAGGTAAAGACGAACAAATACCTAATACATATTCTCAATATAGTAATATTGCTATGGAAACATTGATGTTAAAATGTCAACCTAAAATGGAAAAAGTAACACAATTAAAATTAATACCCGCATACACTTACGCAAGAATTTACAAAAAAGGTGATATTCTTAAAAGACATAAAGATCGTTTTAGTTGCGAAGTATCCACCACCATGAATTTAGGTGGAGACTTATGGCCTATATATTTAGAACCATCTGGTAAAACGGGTATGAAAGGGATAAAAATAGATCTTAATCCTGGTGACATGCTGGTTTATTCTGGTTGTGAATTAGAGCATTGGAGAAAAAAATTTAAGGGTGATGAATGTATTCAAGTTTTTTTACATTATAATAATTTAAATACACCAGGAGCTAGAGAAAATATTTTTGATAAAAGAAAACATTTGGGTTTACCTTCATGGTTTAAAAAATAATGTCTGTTTTAATTAGGTTTGTAAATGATTGTTTAGACAAAAAAGAATACCCAAATAAACCTGAATCATGGCATGTAAAAGGAATGTTAAAAAATAAATCAAATCAAGAATTTAAATTTGATGTAAGAGGAATGCAAAAGGTAGAAGTAAATAAATATGAAAAAAAAGGTTTTTTAAAAACAAATGCTGATAAGATGGTTTTTGAAACAGAGAAAGAATGGGTTATATTTGATTACGAAGAACTCAACAATTATATGTATAATAATAATTTAAAAGATGTTTTATTTGATGATTTATTAGTTAAGCTAGAATGGACAACTATAATTAAAAAAAATGATTAAATTTTCTCAATTTTTATGTGGAGAGTACATAAGTAAAAAAAATTGCAATGATTTAATTAAATATTTTGAAAATAATAAAAATAAACAACAAGGAAAAATATTAAGTTATGGTGATATTAAAACTGTAGATAAGAATGTAAAAGATTCTACAGATGTTTTTATTAGTGATGACAAAAGTAAAATAGTTAAAACCTATCTAAAACATTTAAATAAAGTTATAGAAAACTATAAAAAAGAATATGAATTTTGTGACAAACTTCAACATAAGTGGACTATTATAGAACCTATTAATATACAAAAATATCCAAAAAATGGAGGTTTCAAAAAGCTTCATTATGAAAAAAGTGGTACAGAAGGAACTATAAAAAGACATTTAGTTTTTATGACATATTTAAATGATGTTGAGAAAGGTGGAGAAACTGAATGGCTTTACCAAAAAATTAAAGTTAAACCTAAAAAAGGTTTAACAGTAGTGTGGCCTGCAGAATGGTGTTTTACACACAGGGGTATACCTGCTAAAAATGAGATTAAGTATATTATTACTGGATGGTATAGTTATGTATAATCAGTCTGTCTTGATTTGAACCTTTTTTGAAGGTATAATGTCACCATGGCATCAACATATTCATCAGATCTTAAATTAGAACTAATGGCCACCGGTGAGAATGCCGGTACATGGGGAACTAAAACAAATACAAATCTAGAACTTGTTCAACAAGCAATAGCAGGTTTTGAATCTATAACTTTATCTAGTGGTTCTACTACAGCTTTAGTTATGAGTAACGCATCTATTTCTACTGCTAGAAATATGGTTATTAAATTTGCAACTATTACATTATCTAGTGCAACAACAGTTACAATACCAGACTCTATAGAAAAATTTTATATATTTGATTGTAGATTAATTACTAATCCAACAAACCTTACGATTAAAACTGCGTCAGGAACGGGATTTACTTTAGATCAAGCAAAAATTTATGCCGCATATGCAGATGGCACTAACTTAAATGAAGTGTCACTAGATACATTAGGTGGTACAATAGGCACAGCTGGAATTGCTGATGATGCAGTAACCAGTGCAAAAATTGCTGATGATGCAGTAGTAAGTGCAGCCATCGCTGATAATGCTGTTTTGACAACAAACATTTCTAATGCAAATGTGAGCACAGCTAAAATTGCTGATGATGCAGTAACGGCTGATAAGTTACAAAGAAAATTTACAATAAGTACATCTTCCCCATCAGGAGGTAGTGATGGAGATATTTGGTTCAAATATTCATAGGAGTTTAAATGGCTAATACCTATGGCAAAGTATCAGGAACATTCCAAGAGATAGAGAATGCATACGGAAAAGTATCAGGCGTTTGGCAAGAAGCAGATGAAATCTACGCAAAAGTATCAGGTACTTGGGAACTAGTATTCGCAGCTTTTACAGCTACTTCATATACAACATTGAGTTCAGGTTCAGGAAATTTTACAGTGCCACAAGGTGCAAACGCAATTCATGTTCAAGCGGGAGCTGGAGCAGGTGGAGGTGGAGCTAGAGGCGCAGATTACGATAAAGCAGGGGGTGAATCTGCTGGAGCAGGTGGAGGATCTGGTGCTTATGTATCTGATCAAATTTATTCTGTAACAGAGGGAGAGACAATAACATATTCAATAGGTTCAGGTGGAAGTGCAGCAAATACTGGGAGTGCTTATACCGGTGGAGGAGGAGGCACAAGTGGAGGCGACACCAACATATCAGGTTCAACCAGTGGGGGTCTTTTTGGGTTAACAGGAGGAGGTGCAGCATCGTATACTGGAGGTGGTGTTCAAGGACCACTAAGAACTAATATTGCTGGGAGTCCAGGCGCTGCAACAGTACAAGCAACACCCATAACATCAGGAAATTTTAGAGATAGTGATGGAGTAACAAAATCAGTAACAACAAATACATCAGGGCCTGTTGGAACATTTAATCAGTCTGGTAATGGTGCAGCAGGGGATAATAACGGAAACTGTATTGGAGATAACTGTAGAATACTTGGTTCTGATGGTGCTACATCTTTTGATGGTAATGTCGCTGGAGGAGCAGGAGGTAACTCAACTGGAGCAGGAACTAATGCAAATCCAGGTACAAGAGGCTCTGGAGGTGGAGGTGGAGCTGCTCAAGTAGATGCTGGTTCGACATTAGGCGCTGCAGGTGGTAACGGAGAAATTAAGTATAGATTCTTACGAGTAAATTAGTATAGTGCCTTATGGCAAATATATCCAAATGGTTTGGTCATCCAATTTACATAACTAAGTTAGAAAAATTTGAAGAGATTAATAAAAAAATTGTACCTATAATACTTAGAGATATTACTCCAACCAATTCTCAATACTCAACAACGACAGATGTAAAGCCAAAAGAATTACAATCTATTGATGATAACTTACACAAAGATAAAAGATTTAATAAATTATACACTGAGTTATCTAAAGTAATACAAGGTTGTTTATCTACACAAAAATATAATTTAGATTTATTTGAAGTTTATATTACAAAGTCTTGGGCTACCTTATCAACTAAAGAACAATTTATATCTTATCATAGGCATATGAGTAGCCACTTTAGTTTTGTTTATTACCCACAAGCTCATGAACAAGGTAACTTGTTTTTACTAGATGATGATGCACATAAGGTAGGGTTAAATATTCCAAAGAGAGATCCATACTTTACAGAGTGGGATAATACTAATTATGGTAAAGCTGAGTATCCTGCAGAGACAGGTAATGTAATTATATTTCCATCTATGATGTTTCACGAAACTGGAAAGAACATTAAAGATATACCAAGGTTATCTATTTCAGGCGATATTATGTTAACTATGAAAGAAGGTATTAAATCTGAACATAATATACCTTCCCCTGCGACTTGGATGAAGCTCTAAAATGATGTAAAATGGCTTATGCC